ACCGACTGCTGCTACGAAACCAAGCATTGCTGCCCAACCGTTAAATCTTTCTGCTTCTGGAGTCATGAGTTTGTCCTCTTTGTTTGTAATTGTGAATTGTGAAATAATTTTCATCTTCTTTAGAAGATACCTGGTGCTATCCATCCGAATAGACCATAATTAACTGTGCCGATCACTAGACCAAGCATTGCGAGACGGCCATTAACCTTCTCTGCATACTTCCAATAGGAATGATTCTTATCCATTAAAAGATACCTGGAATGATGTTTCCTGTTGTTGCGTATGCACCGATAAGTGCAACGAAACCGATCATCGCCCAACGACCATTTACTTTCTCTGCGTTCTGAGGATATGATTCATAAGAAACATTCTCATCGATGTATGGAGTTGGTTCTACGGAGTAGATGTTCTGTCTTCCACCGCTTTCTGTAACTGTTGTCATTGAAATATTAAGTTATGTAACTATATTATATAGCAAATCTTAAATTTTGTCAAGAAACTTAACATTCGGACTCGCTGACATAAGTAAATATACTTTATATCATTGATTAATTAAATTAATGTTAAGAAGGTTGTTGTGGTGGTTCTGTTATTCTTCCAAGGTAAGGGTCGTATTCCATCAATGTATCGATTGAAAAGTTAACACCATTCTGTTTCCAGAAGTTTAGAATACCTTCATGGTTCTGTCTATGAAATATATCAATATGCTCTGGGTGTATTGATGATCCCATCTCTAATTTGTAAAGTAAGAGTGGAACTGAATATGTATTACCAGAATTATAAATCAAATCATCTGCTACTGCTCTAGGTTTAACACCTTGATCAAGTTTATACTTATCACCACGCACATGAAACTTTAATAACTTCTCTGCATGGTGTCTATTGATTAGGTATGCTGCTGTAGAGAAATCATTTACAAATCTTTTATGCAAGACTGCAAACAATGTTCCTGTACATATGATTGCTATTTGAACTACATCCCAATCATAAGGTATCTTTGAATAAAAATCTTTCCAAGTAAAGTTCCATGACCTAACAGTTTCAAAACTGAGATCATCCTCTGCAATGATTGCACATGGACTATCTGATGTTTCATACCAGTGTTTTATTGCTTTTAGATGTGAGGTAGTACATCCAATCTCTCCAGAACTCATGTTCTCTGGATATCTACCTTTAATAATACTACTTAAATCATCCTCTCTACCATCGTAACCAGAGACTCTTTCATAGTTTTCTATTCCCCAATACTCAAGTTGAGATTCCATATAGATTTTTCTCTCTGGTTGACCATCCAAATTAATATAATAAATCGGAGGAAGTCCTTTGAGTTTAAATGCTGATTTATTCTTATCCATTAATTTTCCATTAATTAACATTTTTGATCCAATCAGTTAAGAATGTCTATTGTTGGAACCCAACCAAGTTTCATTAACTGTGAGATATCAGCACAAGTGATATCTCTTTCACCTGGTGTATCTTCTTTGATAGGTAAGTGTCCCATTCCCATTTTAGTTGCAAGGTCAATAACTGATACAGGATTTCCCGTACCAACATCTAATACTCCATTATAACTGCTAGGGATCAAAGTTGCAATAGCAGTTACAATATCGTTAACATGAATCCAATCTCTCTTATGTCTTGTGAGATAGGTTGCAGTTTTTTCTTCCAACATACGGTATAGCATATCACTACGACTAACCTTTTCTGCCCATACATTAAAGAATCTCATACCTACACTATTTGGTGGTGCTTGGATCTCATTTACTTTCTTAGATATTGCATAAGCATTTATCCACCATTCATATACAGATGCAGAACTTGCATACAAACATCTCACATTATTATCTCTACAATAATCAAATATAGGTTTAGATTTTATAACATTATTTTCCCAAAATAAATCAGGATTTTCGATTGCCTCACGTATCGCAGCATTTGCTGCAAGATGAATCACAACATCATATATCTTATCTGTTTTAAAATCTCCCAAATCATATGGTCGATCATACCCATCAACTTCATAACCTTCCAATACAAGATATTCATAAACTTGACTTCCTATAAAACCATGATGTCCAGTAACTAATGCTTTCATTTAGACAACCTCTTTTTAAGATACTCTTGATTTTGATAGTAATTTATTATTGTATCTTTATTTTGTTTTCTGAACCATTGCCATAACTTATCATTCTCAATAAATTTAGGATTGTTATAATGAGAATTGAAAGTTCTTGAATGTTCTAAATGATAAACATCATTCCATACTCTACCTACTTTATATCGTAAGCACATCATTCTGTAATACAGTTCACAATCTTCACATCCCCATGACATAAAGTTTTCATTCATCATACCAAAATTAATATATGATTGTCGATTGAATACCTGAGAGAATCCTACAGTTGAAGGCAATCTAAAAGAATTAGATTTTAAAATTGTCAAATCAAAATTAGATTGAATAAATTTTGAATATATTTCTTGATTATAATTCACTGCATTTTGGTATACACCACATCCATATGGATAGACAAAATCATAACCGTCATCATTTATTAATTTGTATGTTTCTGCATATGTTTCTTTTGGGAATATAACATCAACATCATAATGCCAAACTACTTTAGATGTAGTTTGATCAAATAAATCATTAATATATTTTGTCCTATGAAATAAACTATTTACATCTTTATATTCAAAAGTATGAATTATATTATCAGTATCAGAATACTTCTTAATCTCTGGATACGCTATCTTTTCAAAAACAGATTCACTATCAACCTCTTTTATATAAATTTTTGCTGTTGGAACAGTATTTAAAAGATAAGTTACTATAGAAATACAATTTCTTAATCTATCATTAGATTCAATACGTATTGGAATAATAAAAGATATATCCATTATATCACTGTCCACTCCTCTGGATATAAATCTTTAGTATCGTTGTCAGGATAAGCAGATCCAAACCACATCTTAGGTGCAACTACTTTACCTCTACCATTTTGTAACCATGCACCCCACCAACTCATTGAACTATTAGCAATGATAGCACCAGAACATAAAGACATCAAGCATAAATCTATGAATGGTTCGTATGATCCATCATCATACTTATCTTCTGGTATTGAGATAGCAAATCTATCTGGTTTGAATATCTCTTGCTCTTGTACCCACTCAGGAGAGTCTGAGCAAACAACAACAGGTACATCTTCTGGAAATAGTGCTAATGCCTTTTCGTAGTACTCAAGAGGTTGTGGAGGGTGCTGATCAGAACACTCTGTATATGACCATTTGAAACCACGAGGATCTGTCAAGTTAGGATCACCTCTACGAACATGTAAAAATATAGGTGCAGATTCTAATGAGTCAATCATCTCTCTACATGGTTCTGATATATCTTCATGAAATACAAAATCTTTTCTCAAATAAGATTCAACATTTTTAAAATATTTTTCTGATTGAAAAAATCCATTTAAACTTATTTCATTAGGACATAGATCAAATAGTTCTTGATCAAAATGAAAATGTCTTTCTCCTACAACTGGAGCATGACCATTATCTAATACTAACAAGTTTTGGGATTGAACTGATTGTAAAGTAAATGCTCTATCTAAACTATAGTTTTCAATTCCTTTTATATGAAATGGTGGTATGCACCAATCATATCCTTTATTTGCTGCAATACCTCTAAGTGCTGCATATTCAAACATCTGGTTTCCCAGTCTGCCCATGTTACCAAGGTTGTTAAATCCAATCATAATCTGTGATACTTGTTGCTATATTTTTTACGGAGAATGGTTAAACCATTATTCCAAGGTAGAGTTGACCACTCCCAGAACTGAGGATTCAATTCTGCTACTGCACGGTATGGACCACCTTCTGCCCATTGACCATCAATAAGAGTAAGATCAGAATGATAAAACGGTTCAGTATTACCATACATGAGATCATGTAATAATATTATACTACTAGGTCCTACCAGTTTGTCAAGTAATTCTAGTTGTTTCTTAACATGTTTATATGAATGCCAATCATCTACAAAGACAAAATCTATCTTCTTATCTTTATCCCATTCTTCTAAAAATTTTATACTATCTTTTTGAGTAAAAGTATAGTTCCCATTGTTAGGTTTATATTCTGAAGGAAGATTGAGATCTACAGACCATAGGTGTCCTTCATTTAATTTTGCTGCTTCATATATTGGTTCTGATGTATGTCCTTCCCTTACACCCAACTCAACATATGTCTTACCTTTACAAGCAAGTGCAATAGAAAAAATTGAGACAAGATGTCGATCAGAATCTAACTCACCATACAGTGCTTTATCAACGAACTTTTTCACCACTCAACCTCCTCTTGACATAATCTTGTGATTCATAATACCGTGAAAGATCTTCTTTTGATTGAGTTCTAATCCAATTCCATAACTGAGTATTCTGTTGCCACATAGGATTATTAAACCATGAGTCAGCAGACCTAGAGTGCTCCAGATGATAAACATAATCGTTTACTCTGACAACTCTATTTCCGAGTGCATTCAGTCTGTAATATAGTTCACAATCTTCTGGACCCCATGCTTGAAAGTTTTCATTCATCATGTAAGAATGAATATAATTTTCTTTGCGAATAAACTGGCACCA